TAATAGTGTTAAAGGTTGGAAAATTGAAAAACAATCTTAAAAAATCAAACCGAATTATTTTGTAGTTCGGTTTTTTTAGTTATATTTGTATCTGTAATTTAGTGAGATTTATTACGACAATTTAAGATATTATTAAAAATCCGATACGGAAAGCGAAATCTCACAATACGCTGACTACATCGGATTTTAACTTTTAATAGTTTATAGGCAACTTAAAACCTTTAGTATTATGGCAAATATCGATTTAAAATTTATTGATGCTGTTGAGTGTGGAACTTTTATTAAAGTTGAAAAACAATGGCAGGATTGTGATTGGTTAGAAAATAAAAACATTATTTGTATATCAGGTTATGATAGTAATAGAGATGAGTCTATTAGTATTTGGTTAGACAAATCAACTGCAATTAAATTCGCTAAAACTTTGCGAACTGAAATTAATAAAATTCAGTAATTATGTTAGAAACAAATAAAGCATTAAAGTTTTTAGAACACTTTAGTATTATTTCAGTTGCGGAAAATAAGATACCAAATTTCAGTTGGAAAAAATACCAAAACGAAAAAATACTACCGGCCGAGTTTATAAAACAATATGAGTACAAAGGTGGAATAATTAAAAAAGATGGCCAAGAAATACCTAAAACTGATAATTTTGGTATAGTTACCGGATTTGAACATTTAGAATGTATTGATGTAGATTTAAAGGTTTTCTCAACCGCTAAAGAACAGAAAGAATTTTGGGAGGAATACACCGGTTATTTATCTGATAACATTTTGGATTTTGAGGATAAGTTTGTTATTTATAAAACTAAAAATGCCGGATATCATATTTTATATAAAACTAAAAGAGTAGAGGGTAATTTAAAGATAGCAAAGTTACAAGGCCATAAAGAGGCCATAATTGAAACAAGAGGAATTGGAGGTTATATTTTTACTTATCCGGATAATAAAGTTTCTAAAAAATCATACTTTGAAATAGATTACATTTCAGATGAGGACAGAGAAATTTTAATGTCGTTTTCAAAAATGTATAACTACATTGATATTAAACCTATTGAACCGGAACGTAAAAAAACAGAATATCAAGAAAGCGAGGTAACTTGCTGGGAGGACTACAACAATAAAACAGATATTTTTGATATCATAGGAAATGATTTTTCAGTAGTTGGAAACTTAAATAAAAAGTACGTTATTAAAAGACACGGAGCAACTTCTCCACATTCCGGATATGTTTTTAAAGATACCGGATGTATGTATTTGTTTTCTACCGGTACAATATACCCACACGAAAAACTAATAACACCTTTTTTGGCCTTTTGTTGGAGATACTACAACGGAGATACATCGGCCGGAGCAAGTGAATTGTATAAACTTGGTTATGGTTCAAGATTAAAAAAAGCCATTACTGAAAAGTCAAAATCATTAGAATTAAACGAGCCATTAATTGAGGAATACAATTACAATAAAGAGGATTTAAAGTTTCCTATTGATATATTCCCAAAACCTATTCAAAGCTATATTTTAGAATGTAATTCAAAATTAGATAGTAATGTTGATTATATGGGATGCAGTCTATTATGGTTAATATCTGTTTGTATTGGTAACGCTATTGAAATAGAAGTAAAACGAGGTTGGAACGAAAACGCTACATTATGGATATCTTTAGTAGGTAAGGCCGGAATAGGTAAAACCCCAAGTATTAATAATATTATATTTCCTTTACAAAAGATTAACTCACGTGAAATTAAAAATTATTACAAGGAACTTGAAAAATTTGAGTTTTACGAAAATTTATCGGCCAAAGAAAAAAAGGAATATCCGGAAGTACAAAAACCAATAAAAAAGCAATTTATTGCTAATGATATTACTTTAGAGGCTTTAATTGATTTGCACCAAGAAAGTGATAATGCAGTAGGAATGTTTAAAGATGAGTTGGCCGGCTGGTTAAAAGATATGAATAGATATCGAGCCGGTTCGGATTTGGAGTTTTGGTTAAGTTGTTGGAGTGGTAAATCGGTTTCTTTAAATCGTTTAACTCGTAAAGGTTCGTTTATTGATAAACCATTTATTCCGGTTTTAGGAGGTATTCAACCAAGTATATTAAACTATTTTTATACAGAGGAAAACAAAGACAACGGATTTATGGATAGAATGTTGTTATCGTTTCCTGATGCAAAAATAGAACTTTACAACGAAAACGAGTTAGACTATGAAATACTTGAATGGTTTAAAGATAACGTAGTTTGTTTTTATGATACGTTAAAAACTATTGTTAAAAGAAATCAAGACGGAATAATTGAGAGTTTAACCGCTCAATTTTCAGACGAGGCCAAAAAAGAATGGATGCGAATATTTAATGATATTTCAAACTTTCAAAATGATGATAACGAAAACGAATATTTAAAAAGTATGTACCCTAAACAAAAATCTTACATTCCAAGATTTGCGTTATTAATACACGTTTTCGATGAGTTCTTTAGCGATGGAGGGGAAACGTTACTGATATCTAAAGAAAGTATTTTAAAGGCCGAAAAGCTAAGTAAATACTTTATAGCTACGGCCAAGAAAGTTAAAATTAATTCAGTTGAAGTAAATAATGTTAAGTCGACTATTAAGAATGGAAAAAACAATTTAGAAAAGTTAAAAATGATTTACGAGGGAAATCCGGAGTTTAATCGTAGCCAAATAGCTGATTTATTAGGAATTAGTAGACAACAAGTTATTAATTTAGTTAAAAAACTTACTGTCAAATAGGTGTAAAACGTAAAAAAGCATAGTTTACACCTAAAAGTCAATAATAATAGTGCTTAACAAAGGAAATAGGTGTCAAGTGTAAAATGGTTTACACCTATTAAAATAAAAAATAAAAAATAAAAAAAATATTTTTTTCCGGTTAGTGTAAACTTTACACCTGAAAAAACTTGTTAAGCATTATAAACATTGATAAAATGGTGTCAAATTTAGCTTAAAAATTTGACAGTAAAATTTGACAGTAAGTTTACACTTAAAAAAGTATAAAATAATTTTGTTTTGTAAAATGTAAAGTGTAAATTTGTGTAATATATTAAATAATTTTACATTATGAAAACAGAAAGAGGTTGTGTTTATTTTTTTAGACATATTGGATTGTCTCCAATAAAAATTGGATATTCAGAAAATGAAAGTCCTATAAATAGATTTAATAGTTTTAAAACTTACGCGCCTTATGGTAGCGAAATATTAGGTTTTATAATTATTTCAGATGCTAAAGAAATTGAAAGTCATTTGCATAAAAAATATGCTAATAAAAGATTGCAAGGCGAATGGTTTGATTTATCAGAAGAGGACGTAAAAAAGGAAATAGATTTTTTTACTAATGTTTCTGATATAAAAGAAAGAAATGATTTTCAAATAGCTTGGGCAAAAGAAATTGAAAAAAGAAACAATAAAATAACAGAAGAAATTGAGATAAGTAAAAATTTATCTAAAAAAGAATTATTTTTTAAATTATATAAAAATAATAAGCAGATAAATAAAACACAAACTGCTAATGAATTTGGGGTAAGTAGAAGATGTATTCACGATTGGATTAAAATGTTTGATAAATTATGATACAATTAAGAGAATATCAAGATGAAATATCAACTAAAGCGGTTGATGTATTGCAAAAATTAAAGATAGTTTATTTAGCTATGCAAGTTCGCACCGGCAAAACTTTAACTTCTTTAGCAACTGCACAAAAATACAATGCAAAAAAAGTTTTATTCTTAACTAAAAAGAAAGCTATTCAATCAATAGTTTCAGATTATGAAAGTTTAAAACCTAAATTTGAATTGATAGTTATAAATAATGAAAGTTTACATTTGATTAAATATAATGATTTTGATTTAATTATTTCGGATGAGCATCATAGAAACGGAGCATTTCCAAAACCTAATAAAATAACTAAACTTATTAAAGAAAGGTTTTCTAATAAGCCAATGATTTTTTTATCCGGAACACCAACTCCGGAAAGTTATAGTCAATGGTATCATCAGTTTTGGATTAGTAATTATACACCTTTCAAAGAATATGTAAATTTTTATAAATGGTCGAATGATTATGTAAATATAAAATTAAAATATTTAGGTTATCATCAAGTTAAAGACTATTCAGATGCTTACAAGGATAGAATAAACAAAGTTATTAATAAGTACATTATATCATTTACACAAGAGCAATCCGGTTTTAATTCTAAAGTAACTGAAAATATTGTAAAAGTTAAAATGCAAGATATAACATACAATATTACAAAAGAACTTAAAAAAAATAATATATTTGAAGGTAAAAACGATGTGATAATTGCTGATACCGGTGTTAAATTAATGAGTAAATTACACCAGCTTTATTCCGGAACTTGTATTTTAGAAAGTGGTAAAAGTATTATTTTAGATAAATCAAAATGTATAGAAATAGAAAACCGATTTAAAAAAAATAAGATAGCAATATTTTATAAATTCCAAGCAGAATATGATTTAATAAAACAATACTTTAATGATAAAATAACTAATGATTTAAACGAATTTAATACAACTGATAAATGGATAGCATTACAAATCGTTTCCGGCCGTGAGGGTATTTCTTTAAAAGAGGCGGATTACTTAGTTTATTTTAATATAGATTATTCAGCGGTTAGTTATTGGCAAAGTAGGGATAGACTAACTACTATTGACAGAAAAGAAAATAACATTTTTTGGATTTTTTCAGATGGTGGAATAGAACAACATATTTACAATGCGGTTATGAATAAAAAAAATTATACTTTATCAGTTTTTAAAAAGAATTACAATGGCATCAATATTCCAAAAAAAAGTAATTAACGAATATAAATCAAAAGGTTATATCGTTATTAAAGTTATAAAATTTTCAGCTAATGGATATCCGGATTTACTTTGTATAAAATTAAATGAGCCGGATATTTGGATAGAATGTAAAGAGTTTAACGACACATTAAAACCATTACAAAAGCGGAGAATTGACGAGTTAAACAAATTAGGTAAAAAAGCGTTTTGCCTACAAGATAAAAGAGGTGTAATATATCCAATAATTAAATAATATGGCAAAATCTACAATAGCATTACCAATCGACACTAAACTAAAGTTAATCGCAATACACAGAGAAACGTTTGAGGAAAGTAGTAAGATTATTACTTATGATGAATATTTAAAGTTAAAACGCAATCGTAACTTCTACTACAAAGCAGTGCAAGTTATTTAGAATGAATATAAACTGCAATAAATACTTGTATATGTAAAAGTAATAATGTAGTTTTGATGAAAATTAACGTATGGGTATTGGCGAAGTTGCCGAACCGAAAGCTAAATTGAAAAACAAAGTATAAATCAATAACCGAACCCGCTTTTTTACCAAACACTTGTTATGTGAGGTTGTGGGTTTTTAAAACAAAACGTAAAATGAAAACAGATTTAAAAGAAATTGCAGAAAAAGTACAAAAAATGATTGATTACGAAGTTTCTAAAATAGAAAATAATGAAACTAAATGGAAAAATCAATACGAAAATGTAATGAATGAGTTAGAAGGAGAATTGAAATATACGAATGAAATTATTGAGGAATTTAAAGAAAGTAAATTATCTGTAAATGTTATTGAGCAAGAAGGATATAGACGTTGTTTAAAAACAATGATAAATAAATTTCGTGATTTTGAAAAGTATGAGTAGCAATTAGCGGTAACGGAGTTGCTATAAGATGGCGGCTTATGCGCCATCGAGATTTCAGCCGCTATGTTAGTAGCTGTATTAATTATGAAACCTGAAAAAGACAATTTAAAAGACGAAATAAAACATAGATTATCATTACTTGAAGAATCTATGACAGAAGAATCTAAAAAACCACAAGACGAAAATAATATCTATTGGTTTTTAGCTCAAGAACATTCTGCCAATACTGAATTTTTAAAACTTATCGAGATTTTTGAAAATAGAATCGGATTTGAAGAATTTGATATTTCAAAATATACTCCGATTTTAGATTACAAAACTAAAGAACCATTGAAGCTTGGTGATAAAGTTGAAAACAATAATAAACAATGTGGAATCTTACATTTTGATGATTGTTTCAATAAGTATGTAATCAAGACAGATACTGGTGGTCATATAAATTCAACTGTTTATATAAAAATTCCAGAACTATACGATTATACAATTGACAATACAAAAGTAGAATGCAGACCACAGCCACACAAACAGCGTTGGTAGAAAATATAACTACTAACGTTCAAGCTACAGCCTGCCAGCCTAACACGCTGGATGGTTTCGGCTGGTAGGTTGTAGCGATTGTTGTAGGCTGTTTATTTTTTTTTACATATATTTTAAAAATAATTGTAATTTTATTTGCAGATACAAAAATAAGTCTTATATTTGTACTCAGATAACAACAATTAAAAAAATAGAAATTATGACAACTCAAAAGTTAGAAAGTAAAGTATTAGCAGAATTATTAAAAATGGGAAATTCTGAAAGTGAAGCAAATAGATTAATAAATACACATTTTACAAACGCTTCTTCTTATTTAAAATCTGCTAGACAAATAGCTTTATACATGACAGCCTAATGGATTTATCAAAATATAAAATAGTGGAGGTTCATATCTCCACTATTAAACACGGAGACACTATTTTACACAGAGATAATTCAATTTATACGGTTGGTAAAAATTGGATAAAAAAAGGTTTTTTTGGAATTACGCTATATGGAGATTCTTATAATTTAGGAACTATTTTAGTTAAAAAAATAATTATATAATGCAAAGACAATCAATAATAGTTTTACTAAACTATACAGAAGAACCAATAACACGAGGTAATCTTAAAAAATTATGCGAGGAGTTTAATTTTCCTTATCATACTTTATGCCGTCTAAAATTCCCGATTTTATATAAGGATTTCATTATACACAAAGTTGAGTTTAAATAGCGGTTAACGGTTGGTGCTTTGCGAGGTTGTGAACTTCGGAAACGGATATTTTCGGATAAGATAAACACCTTGCGAACTACTAAACGTGAACTTACTACATATTTCACAATCTTGCAAAACACTTGTTAACCGCTGTTTTTTATCTATTTTACAAATATTTTAAAAATAATTGTCTTTTTATTTTGTAGTATCAAAATAAGTTGTATATTTGTAAAAGAAATAACAACTAAAACAAATCAAAATGAAAGCTTTAAAATCTTTTTACACAATTCACGGCAAACTTGATATTAATAAAAGAATATCATTAAAAACAAGTTTCTTTAGATTACACAAAACTTTTAACAAAACTAAATAATTATGAGAACGCACTTTTATAATGCTAAAGTAAAAAATGTTTGGCAAGAGGTTTACACAAATGGAGATAGAGGAGATAAAAAAGAAGCTTTAAAAATATTTAATAAATTTGATGCTAACATTAAACTAAAAGATGTTTATTCTGCTATAAATGCTCCTTCTGGATGTCCAGATACATTTAATAAATCTTTAAACGAATTATTATGAGAACCCCGAGAGATGAAGCAGAATACTTAATGCAATTTTTTAAAGCATATGCTTTTTTTGATGTAAGATTAGATATTATTAATTATAAAAGAACCGTTAATTATAATGCTTTTATAATGGCAGAATATATGGTAAAAACCATTATTAATGAATTAGAAATATCTGGTTATGAAATTAATTCTGAAAGATTAGATTTTTATAATAAAGTTATTCAGGAGTTAAATATTTACAATGACTAAAAAATTAAACTCAATATAAATCAATATAAAATGCTCAATATAAAATGCAAAGACAATCAATAATAGTTTTACTAAACTATGCAGAAGAACCAATTACAAGAGGTAATCTTAAGAAGTTATGCGAGGAGTTTAATTTCCCTTATCATACGCTTTGCCGTTTAAAATTCCCAATTTTGTATAAAGATTTCATTATACACAAAGTTGAGTTTAAATAGCGGTTAACGTTTCTCTGCTTGGCGAAGTTGGGGATTTTGAAAACGGAACGCTCAAATTATTACTAAACTAAAATAGATGTACAAATGTTCAATAAACCACTAAACCCCCCATTTTGCCAAACCGATGTTAGCCGTTCGTTCTTTAAGGCTTTCATTCGAGTTGTCAAATCAATAGCATTTAAAGACCCAAATGAATATATGGGATTTGATACTGTTGAAGTAATAAGAGAGCCATTAATAGAAGCTAAAGACAAAGCAGAAGTAAAGGCTATATTGTTAGAAAAATATCCGCAATTTTTTCAAAACGGTAAAGTTTACGAAAAAGAAACTAAAGACCAAGCACAATTCTTTTATGTTGTTATTTTCCCATTATATCAACACGAAATAGAACTTATAAAAGAAGGCGAATGGAAATGTGATTATTGTGGTCATATTCACGAAAACAAATATTTCTCAAGACCATTATCAAGCAGAAAGTTTGATGGTAAAATATTTTGTGGTAGTGATTATAAAACTGGAAATGATATTGTTTCTGAACCTGATTGTTATGAACGATGGAAAAAAGAAGTAGCTTTTAAAGATGTTGATTTGCCTGATGATTTGAACTATATAAATGTTGATAGTTTAAATTATATCTACAAAATAACTGAAAAAGCAACAGGCAAATGCTATGTAGGGAAAACAAGAAATGCTCCTTTTTTCAGATGGTGGAATCATTTAAAACATAGTAGTAGCCCTTTTGGAATTTATTTGCAAACTACAAAATTAAGTGATTGGACTTTTGAAGTTCTTGAAGAATTGCCAAGCAATATTTTAGACACAGAAGTTTTTAAAAAGGAATCAGAATACATAAACAAATTCAATAGTATAAATAACGGCTTTAATTCAGTAATCAGTAATAAGAGTATAGTGTCAGATGTTGGTACTTTGTTCGAGGTTGTTTCAGAATGACGCATAACGGTTCAGTGCTTTAAGAAGTAGCGGAAAAGTACAAAAAAATTATTAATTAAACACAAATTAACCAAACACAAAACTAACATCAAATTAAGCATTAAACCGCTATTTCTTAAAACCGATGTTAGTAGCTGTGTTTTTAAAATTAAACAAAATGAGAACAAAAATTTATCTTTATTTCGGATTATTTGCATTAATAATCGTAGGAGCAATTTCAATTGGTATTTATAATGACACTAAAATTTCAATCGTAAAAGATTGTAAAGTAATTGAGTTACAACAACAACAATTAATTACTGGCGGAAAAGATAATATGCGGACAGAAATACGCTATTTGGTAATTACAGACAAAGAAATTTTTATTTGTGAAAGTTCTATGTTAAATGGAAAATTTGATAATTCAAATATCTTTTGGAACTTAAAAAAAGATAAAACTTACACATTTAAAGTTTGTGGAGTTGGGAAAGGATTTCTTTTCGATTATAGGAATGTTTTAGAGGTCGTTCATTAACATAGCTACTAACGTTTTGTGGCTTTGTGTCTGTTGTGCCTATGTGCAAACTACGTTCGGCACAATAGCACAAAACCATTGTTAACCGCTGTTTTTTATCTTTTTTACAAATATTTTAAAAATAATTGTATTTTTATTTGGTAGTATCAAAATTAGTCGTATATTTGTAAAAGAAATAACAACTAAAACAAATCAAAATGAAAGCTTTAAA